AGTAACAGCGTGCGGATTGCTGTAGTTTGTTGTATGGTTTGTTAGCGCTGTGGTGCTTGCTTTGGTTGCAATGCTTGCAGCTTGCGCTGTGCTCACTGGCTTATCAATGTCGGCGGTATTGTCTACGTTGCTTAAACCAATATCTGTCTTATCCAATACAACAGCCCCGACTTCACCATTTACAGAAGTAACAGAGCCCTGAGCTGCTATTGTTAAAGTGTTGGCAGTATCGTTATAGGTTATAGTAACATTGGCGCCCGCTTGTAACAGCGCCGCAACCCTGTCATCTACTCGCTCGCTAGTGTAATAAAGCGCAGTCGCTGACTCGGGTATTTCTTGAGTGGTTAAAGAAACCGTGCCGCTTTGATTGTTTACAGATAGAACACCACCGGGCAAACCGCTTGCCCCTTGGATGCCATACAAAACGCCCTTATCAATTACAGAAGTTACTACCTCGGTAGAGGCGGGAAAAGTGATAACGATCGCAGACGCTGGCGCATCTGTTACCGTTACATTTGTAGCCCCTGGTATCTGTACGATAATATCGCTCATAAGTTTTTAGTCAGTGCGTTGCTAAATTGTACGATGTTATCCTTATAAATTACGTGCTTATTGCTTGGGTAACTGGCATCGGTAAAAACCTTTGTAACTTCCATCGATAGCATGCCTGCCTCCCAACCTTTGGTAATGGCGCGCGTTAATAACACAGAACATTGTTTTGTTTGACCGCTTACTGCAATCACAGTGCCTGCTGTTTTCTTAAAGCTTACTTTTAAAACGTCGTTAATAATTACGCCTACTATTACGTCAGCCATTAAAGAAAATGTATCGTCTACCAAATCAATAACAATCGTTACATCCTCGCCAGTATATAAAGCAACAGCCATAAATCAAAAATACAACTACGCCCTCTGTGGCGCGTTAACAAATTACGGATGAGCTGCAATTATAAACCACTTGGTACCGTCGCAAATAATCGTATGCGAATCGTAGTTTGTATTTAAAAGGAAGTGATCCGAACCGTTTATATTTTCTCCAGTGGCTGCATTAATCCTGAAGGTATGCGAGGAACCCGACTTTACGAAGTAATATTTTTTCCCTTTCTGTGTAGCTACAGCAGGCAAAGTAAGTATAACAGAACCGCCCGCAGTATTTCCAATGTGCCCCTCAAAGTTTGTATCCAATGAGCTTGTGCCCGTCGTGTAAGTTTTAAAGGTGCCGTGTTCTTGTAATAACCAAGTAACAGCCTCAGTGCTATCGGTATATTTTAGCATTACCTCGTACTGGGTATCCTGTGTCGGCTGCACTGTTATCGGTTGGTCCGCATCATTAACCAAAAATTCCAACACTTGCTCGGGAACAAAAGTAATCGATCCATTAATATCGGCCACAGCTTCCAGTGCGTAATTTACTTTATCGTCGTTTTTGTTTGGGTCAATTTTGTAACCCTCGCCCGTTGACGTAAGCCCTGAATAAGTAGGCGCCAAATACAGCCACTCCCCATCCCATAACTCGGATTTTGCTTGAAATCTACAGCCATTTAATACCCAAGCGCCGCCGTCAAAGTATAAAGTTTTAATCGCTGTCAATGTTCCCGAGTCCAGCCAAGCCCCCCGCACCACCTGCAAAAAATCTTTATAGCAACCCCCTACTGCATTGCCTATTATTTCTGTAAGAGTTCCGTGCGTTACTGAATCCCAACCACCAAACCAATCGTCAGCAACGACATTTATTGTTCCGTTAAATGCCAAGATATTGCCTACTGCATATTTTGAATCGCTTGAATAATGTGCAATGTTTAAATTTATTTCGGTACTATTCACCGCTGAAGTTGTGCCGGGGGTAAATATTTCTTCAATGTCAAAAATAAAATCGGGGTTGTTATACGCTGAGTTATCCGCAAAAGCAACCTGCACAGATCCCCAAAATGCCTTATCTACTAGCCCGAAAACTTGCCAGCCTCCGCTTTTACTATATTGTTTAACTATCCCTTTTACGTTTACGGTTGCTTTAATTGTTGTATATCCTGCGGGCGCGCTTGTGCATTGCCTTTCCACTGCAAAACTATTCCACGTAGTGCGTTGCCCCCGCGTGTCTATTTCTTCGTTATATGTTTGATAAGTAGTGTCCCAGTATCCATTTGGTTGCAGATACAAAAGCGTTGTACCGTTGGTTACCCATATCACAAAATTTACACCTGTTTTGTTTTCTACTTTCCCGCTTGGGTATGACCTCTGGAACTTAGTTACGATTTTGACTTTAATAGGCGCCTCGTCTGGATTGCTTCCTGTCGGTATGTCGGTAAATTCAGCAGTGTATAGCGCGTTAGAAGAGTTGGCATATGTACGAAATACGCTTCCCACCAATTTACGCTGGGTATCTAACCTAACCAACTTAGCCGCGGGTTGGTAGTAAAGCGATGGCTTAGCTTCCCATTGCGGCCGCGGGCTTGACAATGTCTGCCTGTGGGTATAGGTGCCCGTGCCTTGGTAGCCGAGTGTATAGGAATAACGGCGATAAGCGAGCGTGGTATTAAAATAACCGTTCACTGGCACCATCCAATAACCTGCCATTTCGTGAATAAATCGAACTTGCAAGGCTGCGCAAATCTGCTCCATTGCCTCGGTGCAGGTAAGCATGTTGCTGTCGGCATAATACCCCGCGTCTACATCAATGGCCCGCACGTCCTTCATGGGGTCAAAGTTTTTGACAAACGCGTTTAGGTTAAAACTTAGCAAGTGAATCCCTTTTAATGCGGCCGCACTGGCATACATCAAAGAAGCGTCATAAAAGTAATTCGTTTGTATTCCCAAAACTACCCAATACTGACTCAGTTCAATTTGTTCCAGGCACTTGCGAAAAAGATAGGAGCCTGTAATTATGCCATCCGTAAACCACAGATCACTAACCCGAAAACCTTTTAACAATTCCAATCCATCGACCGCCGTAAGTTTGATCCTCGGCTTTGCTTGGATAGCCTCACGTAGCCGCGTCATCTGATCGGCAACAACTCGGCCTATCCAAATAGCTACATCTTCGCGATAAACAATCATGGCCCAGTTATTTTCAGCCTCTGTGCTAATTGAAATAAAGTCGGCCAGTACAGTATTGTTTGGCATCACCCACTCGGTCGAACATCTTGAGGGCCTTAAAAAATCTTCATAGGTTGCAGTACCTTCGCCCTGCCTGTCAATTTCAAAGCCTTCGCCTGCCAAAATTAACTCGGTGCCTGAGCTTGTAGAACCGCTAGGCGCATCCCACAACTCAACTCTATAATCGATATCTTGTATGCTCTTAAATGAGCCGTAGTAAATTCGTGCCATCTTATCCTCTGCTAGAGTCTCTGTTGTATCGTTCCAAAACTATTGCCAAATCGCGTCCCTGTATACTTGTAGAGGCTACAAAGCCGTTGCTGTCGTTTGTCTTTAACATTCCTTTTAACTTATCCAATGGTGCAATTACTTCAGGGTTAGAACTCGCCCCAGGATATTCTCCCATAAGTCCGAGCGTTGGACCGCTAACTATACCACCGTCGGCAAACGCTGTAACTTCTGGGCCCTTTGATAAAGTATTACGCACGATTGCCGCACCCGCCATCAAAGCAATACCTGCAGCCGCCGCCGCTATCGGATTGGCTACGATTAATTTTTGGAAGGCTTCCGACGCTATGGCCGTGGTTACTAAAGCCTTTCCTAAAGTTTGCATAAATCCCGCAATCGCGCCTAGCATATTTTTACCAAAGTTTTTGCCTGCACCTTCTTCGCCTGTTGCCATGTCTGCAATAAATTGCGCCATGTTCTCAGCCGTTTGCATTTGTAACTCGGCAAAGGCTGCATTAATAGCGTCTAGCGCAGTCTCTGTTTTGGCCGCCCATTCTGCCGTCTTAATTGCTGAGGCATTTAAAGCGCTCGCGTGCTGTTGAAAACTTGCACTGTTGCGGTCTGCCATCGTTTTAAACGCGTCGCTTACCTCTACGGTAGTAGCAACAACCGCAGGGCCCTCTTCAATAACATCCGAAAATAATGGCTCAACTTTAGCCCCTTCTAATGCAACCGGGATCTTATCAAGCTCCGCCAACACATCGGCCATTGATTGCTTGACAATCGGATTCACTGGAGCCAATAAACTGCCGCCTGTATTCTTTGCGGTCAGTTCTTCAGTCTCTTTAATAACCGCTTTGGTAATCTTTATCTTTTCTTTACCTACTACTTTAGTGGCTTCGATTTCATCCAGTGCGAGCGAGTGCACTTTATTTTGATATTCCTCATTTAAGCTTGTACGAATTTGTACACTTTCCTTTGTATACTTTTGGTAAATATCTTTTTTCTCCGCCTCATCATTACCCGCCAAACGCAACTCTTCGGACCGCCTTTGATTTAAAATCAATAAGGCATCCTCGCCCGCCTTTTTGTATAATCCTTTTTGAGTTTCTAGGCTTTTCTTTTTTAACTCTAAAATAAACTTTTCACTTTTGCCCTCTGCTTTTGCTGTTGCAATCGCAATTTCCAAACGGCGCTCCTCAATTTTTATTTTCTTTTCACCGTTAGATAGCAGCTCGCTTTGTGCTTCTTTTAAACGCTCGATATTTTTTTCAACGGCTGCAGTCTCTGCTGCAAGTTTACTTAGCAAGTATCCAACCGCTGCAATCGATGCTGTGAGGATCACCCAAGGCCCTGCAGCTAGCGCTAAATTCATTGCCCTAGTTGCTACGGTTGCGCCGTTAGTTGCTGCTGTATAAATGCTAGTAGCCGCTGCGCTTAGTCCTTGTCGCACTGCGCTTTCTGCCTGTAGGGCATTACCTACCGCAGTTAAGCCGTTGACGATTGCCATAGCAGATTGCAGCTTAACCATTGCCTCCTGCAAATCCTTTCCGCCCAAGCCTGCTAATTGCATGGCTCCCTGCATCGCTCCAAAGGCTCCCGCCGCCGCCTGCACTCCACCTAGCACAGCATCTAGTCTACGCGTATCGCTTGCGAAGTATCCAACTTCTGCACGCGTGTCCGCGATGCTGTCCTTCATGCGGCCCGCCTGTTTAATTATTTCGTTGGCAACTTGCGCAAACTCTGGACCTAACGCCCGGGCTTCCATTGCTAATTGGGTTAACTGCCGCACGCTTCCCATCGTTGGGTTACGCGTAGCAATAGCCGCCAAACGTTCCTCCATCGACTTCGCCGACTTGGCAACCTCGGCGCTCATTTGGTTGCTGCTCTTTTGTACTATCGCAATCGCTTTGTTAAAGCCTTCGCGCAGTTTCTCAATGTCTGCCCCAATTACAATATTTAAACTTTTAGCCATTACCTAGTAAAGTTAATTAAATAGTCCTGAGAAATTTGGTATAAACCTGCAAAGGCGGCTGTATCGTCGGCTGTTTGATTCTCGCCGTCGTATTCCAGTGTTTGGCATTTGATCCCGTTAAAAGTTCCGGGCAATGTTACCGCCTCAAACGCTGTGCGAATTGCTGATGCAACTGCCTGCGCACTGCTCAAACTTGTGCCATAAGCATTAACTTGAACGCGTGCAAACTCCGTACGGCTATGCCCTGACTTTGTAGGGTTAGGAACTTGGCTAATTAAGTTATAACTCACAGCAGGAAACGCGCTTTCCTGTGGTATCCTAACAGGATTTAGGCGCGTAGATATTAGCGCAGTGAGCGCCGCGTTAGTACTTAGGATATTGTAGGCTATTTTATTTGCGCTCATGCTTTCGCGTCTGGGGTTAACTTATCAAAGACATGCGAATATAACTTTAAAGCGTCGTGAATAGATAAGTAATCGGACTGCTCCCAAGGAAATGTTAACAGACGTTTGGGCTCTATTGGTTTCTTTAAGTGCGGGGCCATGCCCGTAGCAACAGCCCAGCGGGTTATTTCCCATTGGTTGCGATACTGCTGCTGCTGAGCTTCGCGCATCCCTTCCAATTTCAAACGCCAAAAGCGAGGCGTAGAAAGTAAAAACTCCCTTTCGCTTAGCATCATTTCGCCGTAAGCAATGCGCTCAATCTTGCGCCAAGTTAGCGGGGCGCCGTCGCCCTTGGCAGTTACTCCCCCGTTGACTCTTCAACAGGTGCAAAAAATTCTGTTATTGCTGCGGTGAATCCTTCCAACGCTGGGCTAATCTC